TGCCTTCAAGTAGTTCTTTCTTGAAGGACGTACACATTGCTTGTGTGATCGCCATTTTAAAGTCTCCTTATTGCGTCAGCTAGTTCAGGGTGCCCTGCTTCTGTCAAGGCATTATACACAGTTGTTCGGTCGCTGCGAATAGCTTCTCTCATGTAAAAAGCAACTACCTTCTCCATGTGCTTTTGAAACGCCTTCGCCTGATCGCGTATCGCAGGATGAGTATTATCCGACACACTAATCAACTTTTCAACGCAACGCTCCGCAACTTCATCCGGGGTAAAACCCCTGTTTTCCGTGGTTTTTACAACCATAAACGGAGTTTCCGGTATGCTTACATCTACTTTGAACATTATTGTTTCGCCCTTATAACTTGACCTACGCGGTAATCTTGTGTGGTTTCTTTGGCTTCACCAAGAAGTTTCATGCCAAGCAAGCCTTCTTGGAAACGCTTATCATAAAGAGCCATAACGTCCTGCTCACCCTTCATAAAGATATAAGCTTCTACTAAAGCTCCATATAAAAGAAGGAGTTCCGCGTTTAAACTAATCCACGTTGTTCCATTACCCGCACCCGCAGTCAAACTGGCGGGTCTATAAAAGTAATGTAGCTCTACGGCGTAATTAGAGTCCGGTGTAGGTCCTACAATAAAGTTAGAAACATCAAACTGAGAGTAATAACGAGGAGCACCTGCGGTGGAAGCGTCTGGAGTAAAGGTTTGAACAAAATTCACGTCCTTAAACTCTAAAAAGTTCTTATCACTAGAGCCATCAGTAAAAGAAAGCGAATAGGGAGCCAAGAAGTCGCTAGGGCAGTTTAAGTATTTGTTGTTTTGAGTCAAAGTAGCCGTTTGATTGCGTCTGAAAAAGCTTAGTTGAACCGTTTTTAAAATTCTTTCTTCAGAAGCTCTAATGAACAACGGAAGATTGTTCACAAAAGTGGTTTCGGTGTTTTCGGTATAGTCTTGGATGGCCTGCTTTAGCTGATCGTATGTAAAACTCATGTTATAACCACCGTTACTGTGCCGACAGTGCCTAAAACAGCGTCTGTGGCGTCTATTTCAGAAGGCATTTGAGCGACCGCCGAAGTTGACCAATTTCCGTTACCTAAATAGGCAATTCCGTTAGTTGTAATCACCATGAAGGGCTGATCCGGGTCGTTAGGTTCCGGACGAGCATCTCTTAAAGCCTGTGCATCAGAAACTTTTCTAAATGGGCCCAGTTGAGGCTGCTTAGATTCAAACTCGTCTCGACCAACCAGTAAACCGTTCCACTCTTTTCGCATGTCTCTGTACCGATACCGAAAACCGGACCGATCTGAGATAGCGTAAGAGTTTTTACCTGTGGCAAACTTCGACATCGCTAAACCCTAAAGTACTCGTACCGAGGTACGACGTTAAAAGAAGCCCTGTCACGGTCTTCGGTCATAGCGCGTTCAAACTCTTCCTCATACACCGCCTTCAAAAGTTGAACACGTTGAGGGGCGCGTTTAATCGCAATATAATACGCTAAACCCGCCGCTAAACAGGGGTAGAACCGAAACGGCATGTCAACGGTATTCACAAAGGTGTCGGCGTCTTGCATCCGAGTTAAAGCGTCGTAGTAAACCACGTCTGTGCTGTTTTCAGGAACTGGCCACAACTTTAGATTTGGTGTATTCTGACGATCCAAGAAAAACTGAGAGGGGCGACCCTGCGTGGTTTTATTAGGAATCGTTAAAAACTCTTCGCGACTATAACGGTCTAAAGAGTAGTCCGTGCCATCTCTTCGAACTATTACAGAAAGAATGTCTATAACATCCGCATCAACAGGATAGTCCCCGGTTCCTTGGGTGACGGCTTGACTGCGTTGTTTAATGGTCCACTGGTTTAAACCACGGTTAGCCCACTCCGCAAGCATAAGGTTTAAAGACCGCTTGGCAGTCTTTAAATCATACCCTGTTCGGACCTCTAAACCGCAACGTTCAAAAGCTTCCTCAACGTAGTCAGCTACGTCTAATTCAAAGTCTGATGTTCCAGATAAAGCCATTTATCACTTCTTTTTCTTTGCGACGGCTCCGCCGTATTTCTTTTTTACAACGGCTTTCTTTTTAGGAAAGCCTGCCTTCATATTGGCATAAGCTTTAGGAGAAACGGTAGAAGACGCCTTTGAGCGAGAAGTCTTGTTCTTTTTTCTAGCGTTCATGTTGTCGTATAAACTCATCAAAAACCTCCTTAGTTGTAAAAGACCGTAACGTTTGCAACGTCCGTAAGAACCGCGTAACACCCGTCCGCAAAAAGCATTCCCTCGTCTGGAATGTAAAGAGTATCGTCAGAGTTTTGATGAAAAGCTAGGGTAAGTTCAGTGGCACCAGAGGCCCCACCGTTTTTCAAAACGACGCTCCCGGCAGTGCCGCCTTGAGTGTGGTAGTGAATAGCTTTTACACGAGCCCTGCCGCCAAAGACGCTTCCAGAAGCCGTTAGATAAGTAGCTTTTACGTCAGAGGCCATAGTTGTTTCCGATTCTAGCTATAAAAAACGGTTACGGAAGTACACGCAGTGAACGTTGAAACAAACACATCGCTCACGCGAATGCCTTCGTCCGGAATGTTTACTGAATGTGTGTCAGAAGCATTTAAATCCATGTCCAAAACCGTCGCTCCACCGTCGCCGTCAGTAACGATGAGGCGGGGAGAACCCGTCGTTGTTTTGATCTGAAGTTGTCTAATTCTAGCGGGTCCAACTGCGGCGGAACCCGTCGCAGCTAGGCGCTTTGTGCGTATGTCTGAACCAGCCATTATAGTCTCCTATTAGCTAAGTGCAGCGCCAACAGCAGTAACCCAAGCCGCGCCTGTGTTAATAACAACGCAATACTCGTTGTTGCCAGCGCCATTGTCGCTAACCATGTAAGCTGTGCCAACGGCAACAGAGCCGAAAGCAGGCAGGTTAGCGGTAGTAACTACGGGGATTTGGAAACCGTTGTTGGAACGAACGGGTCCGGAAAAAGTAGATAGAGCCATGAGTCTCTCCTGTCGTGGCTAGTGTCAGCCGCACCATGCGACTGTCAGGAATAAAATCATTATACAGACTATTCAAACAAAAGAAAGGGGCCACCGAAGTAGCCCCAATCAAACCTAACAAAGTTAAGTTATTAAGCTGCGCCCGGAGTACCGAACACTGAACGCCAATCAGATACACCAAATGAGTAACGCTCGCGGGCTTTAAACCGCATGTTACCCGTATCAAAATCGCCTTCCATGGCAGTTTTGATTGGTGAACGGTTAAAGTATTTGAAACCGTTCGGAGCATCCGTTTTAATGAAGTATGCGTCGCTGTCGTTCAGGAAGTGGTTAACCACTGCACCGTCCGGCAACATGCCCATAGACTTCATTGCGTTGTTGTCGTTATCAGCAGTCCCGCTACGCAGGTTGGAGTTGATAACGCGCTCGGCAATAAACTGAAGCTCTTTTGGAATGATAAGTTTCATACCACGAACCGCAATCTTAAGGCCACGCTCATCTGTCATACCAGCAATGTCGATCAGCATTTGCTCAAGAGAAGTCTCGTTGAGGTCGGCTGCAACTGCTAGAAGGTTTGTCTGGTTACCAGACAAAGACGGGTGAGCACCTGAACACAATGCTGCGCCGTCGCCGATGGCATTGCCACCCGCTGCGGAAAAAGCGTTGTTCAGGATAGACGCTGATTTGATCTGCTTTGTCTGCGCCATAGAGCGAGCCAGAGCTTTGGTGTAACGAGACGCCAAACGATCATACAGGTTATCTTCAATGGCTTCCTCAGTGATAGAGAATGCCAAAGCAATGGTTTCATGCGTATAACGCGCTGTGTAGGTTTCTTGAGCATCGTCAAAAGTGATAGCTCCGCCCTCACCCTTAACAGGTGCTGTTGAGAAACCTCCGAGCATAACTTCTTCTTCAAAAGCTCGGTCTGAGCTTTCTTCGTCAAAGATGTCTGAATGCTCGTTTTCGTAACGGTCATATTCCAAGCCAAACAATGCGTTAAGGCCGGGTTCTAGTTCTTTCGCTAGTTGTGCGCGAGAAATAGCCATGTGTTATATCCCTTCCTTAAACGCCAGTTGAGGTCGCAGTAGTCTGCGAGTCAAAACGGCTAGTGTTTGAATTGAAGTGAGCGTTGATTCGAACAACCATAGGAATGCCAGCCGCAGCAAAGTCGCTGTTAGCTTCGTCATCCATAACGCCTACAATGCGAAGCGGAAGCGCCGCTGTAGTGTTGATTGTTGAAACGCCCAAAGCCGAGTTGGAACTACCATTTTCGGTTGAGCCAGTTCGTGCAGACGTACCCAAAGATGCGTTAGCAAAAACAGCGGCTTGAGCCGTTGCCCGATTAGTCAAAGTTGCGTCAGACGCTACTTTAAACAACTGGTTCGGGTTATCTGCAACAAAAGCTTTTACAGGGTAGTTTGTGTCTACACTAACTGAGCCGGAACCGGGCCAGTAGTTTAGCCAAACAGGCTTTTTCTGAACTGAATCTTGGTATTCAATACCCATCAGGACGCCTAGCGCAGGAGTAGTACCACCATTAGTGGCACCAGCCCAATTAACAACACCAGCAGACGTAGGAATTACGAGGCCGTATTGAAAAATTGCGTTAGTGTTGTCGGATGCGATTTCGTACTGGGTTACACCAGTAGAGTTAGCAGCCGAGCCAACAAGCCCGATAGGACGAAGACCATAGGCAGTGTTTTGATTTGCCATTAGTTTTTTCTCCTAAGAGGGCGGTCCTTATTTTCGAGGACCACCGAAGGTTACACGAGATTGACGATCAGCATTGCTAATCCTCATTGTTGAATGTGCGTTTTCTCGCATCATGTCGGAATCAATAGCTTCCAATTGGTCAGCGTTACGTTGCTGAAAATAGTTGGTGCGCTCTTGAATGGTTTCGACAGGAATGCGAGCAAGCATCAAGCCACCCACTCCAAATACACCTTCGTATTTACCTGTTTCGACTACCGGGGATTCAAAATCAGGATACTCGTCTTGACGGACAAGTTCCCAACCTTCACGCAACTTGGCGCTGATGTTTTTCCGATCATCATACCCACGCGTTTCCGCGCGAATCCAACGATGCTTAAAACCATCCGGTGCAGGCGGTGCATCTAGCATAGACGGTGGAGCCCACGGCTTACGCGTTGCCGTCTTCTCTCTAGTTTGGTTGGCGCGAGAAGTGCGGTCGATACCTCTATCTTTTGAATCAGTCATCGTTCTTACTCCTTCACGTATTTCGCGTATTCTTCTAGTGGCACACCCAGTTTCTTCGCTATTGCGACTTGGCTCGGGGTGAGTCGAACCTTTTTCCCACTACTGCGCCCAGAATTTGATCTTGAAACCCCAGCAACCGTCTGGACGGCGCGTCTGCTAGTGTTGTTCGACGGCATATTGAACTTCTGTCCAATGCGATTGTCAAGCTCACTATAGTAGTCATCGGACTGCGGGTCAAACCCTTCGTCTTCAACCAGTGTTTTGTGTATGCCAAAAGCCGCATAGGTCATAGCATCGTCTTGACCAAACCAGTCATTTTTCTCTGCCCAACTCTCCGCTTTGCGGTCAGGTCGGCGCACTTGCTGCTGCTGTTGTTGCGGAGCAACTTGAGGAGCCTGCTGCGTTGGACGCTGTGCCGCAACGCGTTCTTGCTGCATCTTAGCCTGCGAAGCTCGGTCGTTTTCAATAGAAAGAGAAGTCATCTTTCTATTTGCCTCAACCGCAGCCTGCGTGTCACCCATCTCCATTGCACGAGCATATTCTTGCTCCGCCTGAGTTAGCTGCGTAGTCACACGGTTCGTGTACTCGTTAACATAGCTGTTATCCAAACTGGCCATGCGTGTCTTGATCTGTTCAGACTCGCTTTGAACTTGCTTGGCGTAGTTAACCGCCTCTTGTTCACGGCGCTCGGCTTCTCGCATCTTCTTAGTAAGACGGTCAATCCGCTTCTGTGTGGCATTTTCGGCTCGGTCAAACGAATCTTCGCTGACAGCACCTTCAACCGAAACATCCACCTCCGTTCCAGAGGGGTCTTCGGCTGTTACGTCAAGTTCTATTTGATTGTCTTCAGACATGTTTTACTCCTAGAAATGTAGTACATCTTCGGGACTTTGAATCTTAGCCAAAATCTCGTCATCGTTCAAAATTCGAACTTCGCCACCATCAATGCGGAATCGTGAGCCAGCATAACGTGCAAACATTACCCAGTTACCCTTTTCGCACCACGGTCCGTGAGGAAACTTTGTCTCGTCTCCGTAAGCTAGTTCCCCGACTTTTAGGACGTATCCCACCTGAGTCGAAACTGAATTTTCTTCAACAACCTTGTCCGGAAGATATATGCCACTCTCCGTCTTACCCTTGCCGCGATACGGAAGAATTAAGAGACGCCAACCAGTGGGTTCAGGCATTCTATCTAAGAGGTCTTCCCCGATCTTACCGGGGTCTAACACTAGATTAGCCGGGTCTACATACGCCTTTTCGAGGCTTGCAACGGCTTCTTGTGCTGCTTGTAAGTCTATTTTAGTCAATGCTACGCTCCTGTTTATCTAGCAGGCCCTTGAGTTCCTGTTCCACGTGATTCAGGGCCTCTAAGTTGCCCATAAGCTCACGATACTGCTCCATCGACTTCACCTGATTGAACTGCATTCGATCAACAATGATTTGTCGCCGTTCTCTTATCATGCGAAATACTGCTTCCGCAATGAATATCTCATCCATTCCTATAAACTCCCAGTTTATCTGATATGCAGACTACTGGGATTCTATAAAAAGGCAAGAGGATTTAACCGTCTTTATTTAGTCCTCCATTAGCTCAAAGTGTGGACCGTCGATAAACGGGCGACGACCTTGTGAGCGGCGCAAGTCCACATACGCGTTCATAGCCTCTTCCATCGTGCCATCCCACTCACGGATGTCATTGATGTGCCAAGCCGCACCCCAGCGAATTTTAACACCGCAATCCGTAGCGGCCGCTTTCATGGCGTCGGCAATCTCATCATAAAGATTCAACTCCCATCGGCCCCCGTCAATATAAGCCATTAAATCAACGGCATAGCCGCCTAAATGCTTGCTTTTCATGGTCTGGCTGGCACCTTTGGCGACCAGTGCTTCCTGCTCCTTGCGAGTTCTGAGCCCACAAATCACACTGAAGTCTTGCTCACTGAGTCCAATAGCCACACGAACAACAGCCTGCAAGGAAGGGTCAACCCCTTCAAGCCGCTCGTTGCTGCGGTTTCCTAGTTTGTATGTCATTTCATTACTTCCTCTTCGACTTCGTTCCAGAACACTTCCAACGCTTCCTAGACAGGTTCAGAGGACTGTTCGGGTCCTTTGCAGCCTTTGGAAACTTCTTCTTCTGCGCCGCAGATCGCGCGCAGTAAGCATCGCCTTTTTTGGTGCCGGGCTTAACTCTCGGACCGCCGCCCTTGGCTTTGCCAGCCTGACCGTAGCTAACCTTTTTACCGCCCGCCGTTACTTTTACGCGGGCTTTGCCTTTTGACGGAGTAGCCATTTTACTTAACTCCCCCACCTTTCATGTACTTCGACACAGCACGACCGCCAAACCAGAAAGAGATTATTGCCGCAAACAAACCAGATGTAGCATCATCCCAGATCAAAGATAGAGACACTCCAAGATCATTTCCTCGACCCATCAGTGCAATTATAGCAGTCACTTTGATGGCAACGAAAAGGCCAAAAAACACATAAGTGATGACAGGCCGGACGCTACCCCGTAGTGCGTTGATAAAACCTCCAGCATCCATACTGTCATGCTTGTACAACCCCTCTGTCTCTTTGATCTCAGCCTGCTTGTCCAGAATATCTAGCTTCAACTCATTGCGCCGAGCCATCAAGTCCATCTCTAGCTTCATGCGCTCAAGACTGTGCTTGTGATCCTGACCCGCGCGAAAGAAATTAAGCACTTCGGGCATAAAGGACGTACCAAACCCTAGTAAACTTCCGAGTAATGTAATCATTTGTCATACCTCTCTTCGTGAACAACCTTGTTTGACGTCACAGTGGTTGTAGACTCCTTGCCCATCCAGATTCCAAAAGCTCCCGTAAAAGCTCCGGTTACAACTGAAATTAATCCAGCTTGGGATACAGACAAATCAGGTTGGGACATCGCCCATTCAAGGCAGCGTATATACATAACGGTTGTCACCAGCATCATAAGACGCGGCAGGACTTTCCACTCATCTAGTCTTGTTGCCATCTTCCAAACTCCTTGCGTACGCAATCGCGTACCTCTTGTGGTGGGTTATTATAACAACTTTTCCTTGTTTGTCATATACAACATAATTACCCCTCTTGTTTCGGTACAATCTCAAAGCAATATGTCACCGTGTGTGAGTTGGTAATCAGAACCTTTGCGTCGTCCTGCGCTCTAGCGCACTCGCTGCTAGACACGAACTGACCTAGCTCATAGTGCGTCACATTGTTGTTGATTATCTGAAACCAAACGAGAACCCACATTACCATTTCTCCCAATATCGACCCAGAAAATATATAAGTGCGCCAATACCACCAAGAGCAAGCAATCCGCTCACAGCCAAAGTTATGGCTTCTATCATCTCTTCGCGTTCTTTTTCTTTTTGCTTTTGCGCTGCACGTCGAGCCTTACGCGCTTCAGCCTGCCAAGCTATCCAGCGGTCCCAAGTGCCGGGAGGTCCGTACAATCTGCACCACGACTCCAGTTCGCGGCGCTTTTCTTTAATGTTTTCAAGGGCTTGGAATTCCTCCCAATCACCCTCGGCACCACCTGTAATAGCTGTAATGGGGTTTTTCTTTTTGCGTTCAACGGCGTCTTTTAGATCAGCTTCAGCATTAAGGAACTTGCCAACATGGCCAATGAGACCATTAATCTCATTGCCATTGGATAGACATTGCTTGATGACGCCATACGCTGCGTTCGCTGCCATGATGGTTTCGAGAACTGCCATGGCATGCTACCGCTCCATTAACCTGTCTATTTTCTCTTCTATTCTGTCAAACTTTGCTATAATCTGTCCCATAACGGTCGAACTGTCGGCTTTAGTTACATACTCTTTAGCCACCTCTTCGCGAGTGCGGTTCAACAAAATGCGAAGACGATCCACCTCTTCCTTTTGAGACTTGATCCACCATATAACAAAAGCGATTACAGCCGTAAGGCCTGTGTTCCAAAGCGATTCCATCTCCACAGACTAGCACTCCGAGTAGCCGCCACCCTTTTTAGCCGCCCCCATACCGCGAGCAATGCCCCGGCGGTATGGCATCGCGCCAGAATAATCCACAACCGCCTTCGGAATCGCAACGTCCGCAGTCTTCCCATAAGGAATACGACCCTGCTTATCTATCTGGGCGTAAGATACTGCCTTCGGAGTAGGACCCGCAGGGCCCCCGTTTACTTTTACTTTAGCCATTATTCTGTCCTCTCTGCTTTAACAACTCGCGCTGCATCGCGCTCTCAATCCGTTTGTCCGTCTGAGCCTCTTGACTCGCAAGACGTTGTTGGAACTGCTGACCACGCATCTGCTGATTCTGAGCGTCAAGCTGTAACTTAGCCTGATCCACTTGAGCGTCAGCCTGCTCAGATTGAGCCTTGATCTCCAGTTCCTTCTCCTTGAGTTGTATCAAAGGATCAGGGCCCTGACCAGTCATTTGACCAGACATCTCTTTGACCTGCTGCATACCCTGCGCAACCAACTGCGCAACCATAGCCTGATACTGCATCTCCATCTGGGACGGATCACCGCCCTGCGTCTGCTCAACCTGCTGCATAGCCTGCTCTTCAGCCTGAACCTTCACATGCTCCATAATGTGCTTCTGCAAAGAAATCGCCACAGGAGCCATCTGAGAAACCATCGGACTCGCACCAAACACCAAGTGAGCCGTGATGTGAGACTGATGATCCTGACCCGTAAACGCATTCAAATCAATAGAATCCAACGCGTTGATATTCTCCTGCGCAGGGTCCGTGGGCCGCGGCTCGCTGTCCGGTAATGCCTGCATAATGCGCTCAACATCCGTAACACCCAAAGCCTCATACATATCACGGTAAATCTCGTGCATGTTATGCAACTCAGGTGCCGCACCCGCTAACTGCAACTTAGTCTGAGCCAAAGCAATACGCTGCGCCTGACTAAACACATTCGGATTAGATACAGGAACCACATCAACACGACCGTCAAAATCAGCCGCCATAACCGAAGAATCATCCCCCGCAACAGAATAAGGATACTCCTGCGGTAAACTCTCCGACATCACACGAGCCAAAATCTTAAACTCTAAACGCATCGCATAATGTAAACGCTTATGTACCGCGCTCATTACACGGGACCCTTGCTCCAACATCGCAATCGTCGTGCCAACAGCAGCATCCTGATTGCCGTCGCCAACCTTCATGTCAGTAATCGTCGCAAAACGCTGACCAGCCTGTACAACAAAGCCCAACAAATTAAACAACGTCTGATCCGGACCCTTAAACGGTAACGGCATCAAACTATCGCGAATAGCACCACCCGGAGCGTCAACATCCCTGAATTCACCCGGCTGCAACGGCTCGTCGTCATCCCTGATCCGCAGTCCGCGGGCCTTGAATCCCGCTGGAAGATTCGACAAAGTACCCGCATCAATCAACTGACGCAGTGACGAAGTCGCAGAACGAGCCAAACCGCCAATCGTATGGATTAAACCAAGGCCGTAAAAACCAAATCCCGGCAAAAACTTGTAATGCACGAAATAACTGATCTTCTTCTTTTTCTCGTCCTCTTCACCATAATTTCGGCGAATAGACAAAACCTGACCGTTATCCTGAGAAATAGTAACAACGTAAGGAACCTTAACACCCGTCGGCTCACCCTCGTCGTCAAGCTCCTCGTAACCCTCTAAGTCAAGATCAACGTGGCACTCCAACAAAGTGCAGTCATAATCAATCTGATTCGGCTCAAAACCATCAATCCGATCAATCTCACTGCGAACACCCGTAACCTCCCCCTGAGACGGAAGAACGTCAATGTCCAAATAAACACCAGAAAGCTGCTTCTTACGCAAATCGTTCAAATCCATACGAACAACCTGCGTGATGTTCGGACAAGAATCCAAATCAGCAGTGTCATAAGGAACCACGAGGTTGTCCGCAGGCACAAACTTACTTACCGCACGACCCATGTTCTCGTCATAATATATCTTCTTAAACGTACTGCCCGCTATCGGTAAATAAAACAACATCTGATCCATGTCAGGAGTGTAATCCTCCATGACATTCGTAATGTAGTAATTCATAAACTGCTTGACACGCTTCGCTTGGTCCTGCTTCTCACGAGTGTCCTTGCCCAAAACAACAGTCCGAACAGGGCCGCTAGACGGCAACAACTCATTAAAAGCCTGCGCCTGAAACTGCGTCGCAGCCTCGGCCAACAAAGGATGCGTAACACCACTCGCTCCGCGGAACGGCATAGTCCGCTCCTCGTAGTTGAAACCCAACAAATCCAAGCCGTTCTTATAAGTGTCTTCCCACTCCTGACGACTCGCCTTGTTAGAATCAAACTCACTCAGCAAATCAGACGCAATACGACTCAACTCACGGTCAGGCATCTCCTCCGCTAAGTTGTCATAAAAATCCTCGGACTCACCGCGCATGTCACTAGGATCAAAATCCACAACAACACCGCCGTCATCCTCCGTGATAATCTCAATCTCCGGAGCCTCTGGATCAAAGTCCGCGGACATCAGATAAGGATCAGCCCCCGAATCAGGAATCTCAAGCTCAATCTCCGCTCGCAAATCCTCTTCGTCCAACTGACTCGGAACATTGCTCGTATCCATTAATCCGCCAATAGCCATGAGGCCCTCCGTCAATAATATGATCGCACCGTAGCAGATGCTTCTTCGTTTTGCCAATCATCTGTTGGCAATTGAACAAAATTACCCTGCCGATAACGCATTAAAGCCTGCGTCATGCTATCCACAAGGTCATCATGCTCCCCATTAGGAAAAGCCGCAACCTCCTCAATCAACTCATCAGCCCAAGATTTCTCCGGGGCCCACACCATGCCAGACTCCAACATCGGACTCACAGCATGTACACGACTTATCTTGTCATTACCCCTACTCGGAGTGAAATTAACCACAGGTATACCCGCATTTCTAAGCTCCTGAGTCAACGGCAAACCACTCGCCTTCGCCTCAATAATAACCGTGTCAGGGTCCCAAAACTGATACTCCTCAAAAGCTATAGCTTTCAATTCTGGAAAATCCCAACGCCCCTTTTTACTGTCTAACAAAATTAAATTAGGCCCAGAACCACCCTCGTTAGGATAAAACACACCCCACGTCGTAATAGCAGAAAAATCCGCAGTCTCACGCTTACTAAACGCCGTGTCATAACTCTGAATCACATACTCTAACTGAGGAACAACCTTCTTCTCCCAACGACGCCACCACTCACGAGGAATAATCGCATTCTCCTCACCAGTAGGATTCTGCTGATACTGCGCATTCCACTTGCTCGCAGGAATAGATGCGCGGACCGCAGACAAATCCTCCAAACTCCAGTACTCAGGCCAACAAGGAGTCTCATCCTCAAAAATAGCGGGTAACTCAACAACCTCCCACTGATCCGCCAAAGGGTCCTTCGACATCGCCTTGATCAACTGACCCGTCATGTCCTTCTCAGACCAACGAGTCTGTACCAAAACTATAGAACCACCCGGCTGTAAACGCTGACGAGGCCCACCAGTATACCAATCCCAAGCATCCTCAAAACCATGAGCACTCATCGCAGTCTGCTCAGAATGAGGGTCGTCAATAATAATCAAATCCCCACCGCGGCCCGCCAAGTTCGAACCAACACCAACAGCATAATACATCCCGCCAGCACTCGTGTCCCAACGACCACTCGCCTTACTGTCAGCCGCCAACTTCACGTCAGGAAACACCGTCTTGTAACTGTCCATGTCCAAAAGAT